ATCCCACCACCACCAAGGGTAGAAAAAGGAGACTGCGAAAATGCACTAAATCCAAACATTATTTAAGATGTCCGTTACCAGCAATCCATGCAAAAAGAGCAACTGTTCCCAAGCCTACAATCCAAAAGAACTTCTTGACAATACTTTGTCCAATAGAAATATAAACATTTTCTATTACTTTTTCTGTGACTTTCTCAACCAATAATTCTAGTTGTTCATCAGTAAGTGTTATTTTATTTTGCATGGCAGTTAGTAGTTAGATTCTACCCATGAAGTTGTAGTTTCATCCCATACGTAATGCTTACCATCAGTAGGATAGGCAACTGGCGATTCCCATTTACAAGTAGTCTCATTTAAAACCCAAGAAGAAAATGGCTTTGGTGCAATAAATGCATTACGGGTTGAATCGTATGTGTAACCAATACCAGCGTAATTCTTACGAATAGTGCCGTTATAGCTAGTTTGTAGCCATACACCACCAAATAAGTTATTGCAAAACTTTGCGCCAATTGTTTCTGACTCATTGCCATACTGATCTTTGCATTCTTCATTGCTCACCACAATGACACGCAAAACTTTGTTGTTTAATCCGATTTCTGCAAAATGTGCCATTTTTTATCCTTATGCGGTGTAAGAGCCAGATGCTGTAAATTTGATGATTGTGTTTGATCCACTTGTTGTAATCGTTGGCGATCCAGTTGTTGTACCGGAGTAATTCGCGGTCGGAACAGACAGAATAACAACACCCGAACCACCAGCAAAACCACTAGCACCAGCACCACCCGCAGTAGGGCCACCACCGCCATTTCCAGTATTTGCACCACCAGCGGCATTTGCGGTTCTAGCATAACCATTTCCACCAGCGGCATAAGTTACAGATGAACCAGTAATTGATGATGCAGTACCAGAGCCACCTAAACCACCATTTAAATTAGAACCTGAATCACCCCCGCCAGCAGAAGCGCCAGCGGAAGAAGAACCGCCACCACCTGAACCGTTGGCAACAGACGCTCCAACAGTATATGAATCACCACCTTTATTTCCCTGTCCAGATGTCCCTGAAGCACCTGTAGCACCAGCGGCGTTGTATGACCATGCTCCACCACCAGAACCACCAGTTCCACCACTCAAACTTGATGGAGAACCGCCACCCGCGCCATAACCGCCACCAATTGCGGTAACAGTAGTTATTCCAGACCCAGAAATAGATGAATTTGCTCCAGCAGCACCATTGCTTGATGTATTAACACCTAAAGCACCGCCCGCACCTACTGTAACTGTGTAAACTTGAGATGGAGTAAGGTTCAAAGTTGAAGTAAGTAAACCCCCTGCACCGCCACCACCACCAGAACCTCCCCCACCACCGGCAACTGCTAAATATGTTGCAGAATAAATACCATAAGCAAGTGATGTCCAAACACTATTACCTACATAAACTTCATAAGCATTTGTAGTTGTATTCCAACGAGTCATTCCAGCCACAGGACTACCAGGCCTTTGTGCCGTTGTTCCACTTGGAGATTGAAAATAACCAGTTGATGTGTTTACTGTATCGGAAACAGTTGTTGCAGTTGCAATTGCGTATGTTGATGGCAATGTCACAAACACATCTTTAGTCCCTGCTGACAAATTGACAGCAGAGCCACTATTTGATGATGCAAGAATTGTCGTTCTGGCTAATGTTGTTCCAGAAGATGTGTATGTGCCAACACCAACTTCCCACTCTGTTCCACCATTAGATGAAATTGCGTAGTAAGTAGTATTTCCATTCCCAATTACAGAGAATGATTGAAAACCAGTAGCTGCGCCAGCAAGAGTAAGAGTACCCGTTCCTGTCGTAGTCGTAGTCTCTTTGACACGATCAGCAAGAACTAATGCCATAATTAACTCAATGTAATGTCAAGATCACCAGCAGGGATGCGTAAAACATCACCAGTTGCAATGGATTTGCTTGTGGTCAAGTCAGCCCATGCAAGCATATTGCCTGTTGTCAAATCATCGAACACAGCAATAGCAACAATAGTTCCCCAACTTCCAGTAGCCGCATCAAACTCAATAGCCGCACTATTAGTCGCTAGAGTACCAGTTCCGCTTACTGTAAAAGAAGCAGACTTACGTGCGTATCCACTACCAGATACTTCTGTGCCACCACCAGTATCAGTTGGCGCTGCAGTAAACAATCCAACATAAACAGTCGTAGGAGATGTGTAAGCAGTATTCGTAAATACGTGCTTCAGAATCTTATCTTCAAGATAGTCTGTAAAAGAACCTGCCATATATCACCCCAAAGATCGGGCACGAACAATAGGAGTTGAAGAAACAGATGCCCTTTGATCTGCAACCTCAATGTCGCCCAAGGAGTTGGTATATAACGTACTCCAAACGGCAAGACGATCATCATCTTTTAAATATGGTGTTGCCTCTAAAAGAGCACCATATAAATACAAGTCTGGGGCATAGGCCAGAAGCCAGTTGCTTGTGTTTGAATCACTCAGCGCAGTAATCTTACCATAATAAGTAAGTTCACCTGTATAACCAGTATCAGGGGTTGGAATAACCTCTATCTGAGTGCCAATAATTGTATAAAACTGAGGCTTACCAGTAGCAATATAGTTATTTGCAGATCCATAATCACCTTGGTTCTGCGTTACATACTGTAGGTAAGTAATTGGATTTGTATTCAGTTGGAATTCTTTGGCCTGTAAGAAATCAGATGGAAAGGCAAAATACTGAGTATCCAAAGTAGCCGTGGCTCTTTTAATCATCTGTCTTACACGCAACTTACGATTAAACTTTGCTTCAGCCAATGTAATAAAGCCTGGAATAGCAGAAGTCAGGTCATCCCGATTGAGATAATCTGCTATCGTTGTCTTCAATCCGCTAAAGGTGTCAAGTGCCATTTTCTACATCCCTACACGCTAGTGTATGCTCATGTTTGTATTCAAATGTGCCAATATGAAAGATCTGTTTTGAGAGATCTTGGTCAACATACGTTTTATGCCCATTTTGGGCGGCTCTACGGCAAAACCACACATCTTCACCAATATAGTCTTCCGCAGCGGGAACCCAAGGGATAGCAAACCAAGGATATTCCATAGATTTGTAGACTTCGGATTTAACGAGCATTACCCCCATTCCGCAGTAGTCTACTTCAACAAGTCCAGTTGAATCATCCTCAGTATATACCCGATTGACAAATGTTGCATCCATATCTGGGGTATTTTTTTTCACCGCAATTGGCTCTGTAGGGAATCTACGCTTGGCATAGTTTCCACAAACAATTCCTGTGTCATGCTCCAAAAGACGAAGAATAGAATCTTTTGGAAAGCGCATATCGCTATCTAACCATAGGGTATGTGTGCATTCTGCTTCTACCGCATCCCTAGCCAAATCCTGACGTTGTGCTGACAACAATGTGCCAGAACTAGTGTAAATCACTACTTTATGATTGGATGTACCTACTGTATATCCTACTAACTTTGCCAAATCAAAGGCAAATCCCGAATTAACAAAATCCCGTGTTGGAACCAAAATTCCAATGGTCTTACTATCCATTAAACTTCTCCAAATGTTTCCAATACTTGCCTTGACGAATTTGTCTAATTATTGTTGCTGAACAATTAAACTCTTTTGCTAAAACAGTTGGCTTGATTGATGTAAATTTTGCAGTAGCTGCTTGCTCATCAGTAAGTTTTGAACAACCATGCGTAACGCCTTTTGCCTGTCTATTTTTGTTAAACTTATCCTGTTGATTTTCAGTATGTGTGCCAAGAAAAAAATGATCTGGATTGATACACAAAGGATTGTCACAAGTATGACAAACATTTAAGTTCTTATCAAAATCACCATAAGTTTTTTTGTATAAATACCGACTTACCCTGTATTCCTTATTATGCAAAGAAATTCTAGGATATCCGTTTGATGTTGGTCCAGACCATAGGGTGCAACCAGTAATAGCCTCTGGGGAAGCATACTTGATGATTTTATCTTCTAAAGAAACTACAGGTCTTCCCATCATACTTTCCCTGGTCTAGTTCTAAAAAACCTATTCTCTGGCGAATTTAACCAACGCTTCATGTAAGCTTGGTCATCAAGTTTGCCTTCGGCTTTCATTTGATAATACAAAGCCATAG